CTTTGAAGGGACGTTGTTTCTTCAGGCTCAAACATTTTTCCTACAGCACTTTTTAATGCTGTTGAACCAAGAGCCGAAATTAATGTTAATTTGTCTTTTACCTCTTTTGGTGCATCTTTGACCGCTGGATTATTAAGAATACGCTGCACTTCCGCCTGATCAGCAGCCTCAGTTACGGCGCGTTCATATTCAGGCTTGGTAGCTGCCGCAGCATATTCGTTGCCGCTCATTTGCGCTTGTAAGGCCATAGCCATACGCTCTTGAGGCGTTCTTTCCCGGCCAGGCATAACGGTAGCCTGTGGCCCCATATACGCGGACGGTTGGGCATCGCTATACACTTGCGGCATAGGCGCTTGCACGGATGCGGTAGGCGTAACACCGCCTTGCATATCGGTTGGAACGCCGCCCACTTGCATCATTTCAGGAGGGCCAGCGGGCGCAACAGGCGTCAATGCAGGAACGGCCGCTTGCTGCCTTGCTTCTTCCACTGACACAGGAGTTTCAAACCTGCCAATGTCTGGGGTACGCTTCATGCTTTCAAGGTAGCTAACCGCTTCATCCCGCGCCGTTTGACGTGCTTCTTTATCGCCTTTTGCAATATCAGCCGATTGCTTTGCACCTAGGTAGGCTTGCAGAACCTTGGCTATGCCAGAGAGCGGCGAGATAGGAGCCTGTATGCCCTTATAGGATTGAACCTCAATAGGCGCAGCACCTTGAGCCGAAAGGGCTTCAGCAAGCTTCTGACGGCGCTGAAGTTCGGCAATCTGGGACGCTGTATCGGTAAGGGCTACAATCGAATTGGCCATTTTACGATCCTGCAAACATGTTTTTTAGAAAGCCCATAGAGGACTTGGGCCTATTGATCTGCGAACCCGTAATAGCGTCAAGTGCGCCGCCGCCCATATAGTTTGTATCGCCAACGGACATGCCATTATTGCCCATACCCCTGTTTAGGATGGCGTCTTTCTGCTTTGCGCCCATATAGGATTGCAAGACCTTGGCAATGGCTTCACCGCCCGATATGGGAGCTTCAATGCCCTTGTAAGACTGGACCTGAATAGGCGCAGCCCCAGCATCTTGCATAACTTGAGCGCGGTTCATCCGGGCCTGTTCTTCAGGCGTAAGGGCCATGCCCGCAAGGTTTACGTTCTGGTTATACATCATAACGCTCCAGGTTCTTCAGCATGGGCATCAGAACAGACTTTAGTGCACACATATTAGCGGCATACTTTTCGTAATACGCCGGATATGTTTTTTTCATCCAAGCAACACGGTCAGCAGAATGTTCTACATAAGCCGTGCAGTCGTAACAGTCTAAACTAGTATGCTCAATTTTGTAATGGTCCGGTAAAGACCCGCGCTGCGATTTTACAAAATCAAAAACTTGCTTTTCGGTCCAGTTTTCGATGGGTTGGATGAACTCAATTCCGTCTATAACTGTACCATGCCTTGCTGGCGACTTATGGGAATCGTCAATACGCTGACCGCGTATCAATTGAGATACACCTAATTCTCTAGCCGCCCGCATTAGTGGCCGTGAAATGTTATCTGCACAACATTCCAGATAGCTTTGGACCTTTACGGGTTTATCACCAGAAATAACATGCCCCAGACCAGTCCAATCAATAGGAACAACATCAGAAGGAAATCCATTGGCTTCAATATGACCCTGCTGATCGGTGTTGACTTCTACAAACTTGTTGCTTTCGCGCCTGATCTCATCAATCAGTGCAAGCGTTTCTGGATAACATTTGCCCGTATTAACCCATATAACGACAGGGTTTTGGTTGCGGTACAAATACCAACAAGCCAAAGAATCCTTGCCGCCTGAGAAAGCTAATGCCAGCATTAAAACGCCATTGCTCCTGCGCCCGCCAACCCTACGATCCCTTGCATATTAGAATTAGCCGCGCCTTGCTTAATACCGTACAAGTCCATAGCCGCTTGGTTCTGGGCTTGGACACCTTGGAACACGGGAGCCGCCGCAACATTAGAACCGCTATAGGCCTGGAACTGCGGGTTTTGAATTTGCGAACCTGACATGAGTGCCGTAACCTCATTGATAGGTTGGTTACGCAATGCCGTTTGTTGGGCCAAGGACTGTTGCAAAGCCGTGTTGCCAAACTGGCCACCCTGAAGGGCTTGGTTATAACCCTGAGCGTTTGCAGACATATCAAGGTTAAGACCCTGCAATGCGGCTTGCGTCAACAAATCGTTCTGCTGCTGACCTTGGGTACGCATGGCATTGTTGTATGCCTCGCTGCCAGGCGTAATGCCTTGGTTAGCAAGCTGCTGGGCCAATGCCTCTTCTTGCTGTTGAATCTGAGGCTGAAGCCTAGACATGATAGCCGCTTGGCCAGTCGTCCCTGCATTGACGGGCATAGCCGCAACGCCAGACATATCAAGGCCCGTTTGCAGATTGGGCAGGTTAGGATTGAAGCTTTGGCTTAAAGTGTTTTGTGCATTTCCAATGCCAATTTCACCAAGGTTGGCAAACTGGTTTTGAACGCGCTGTTGCGCCTCTAGCGTAGCTTGGGCTTGAGGCGTAAGCGTTTGGGTTACGGTGGCTTGAGGAAGACCCCCTGGCGCACCCGTATTAGACCAATTTACGGTTTGATTGCCGTATGGACTAATAATATTGGGATTGCTGATAACCGAAGACTGCGTTGCCGCCCTTTCGTTGGCAATACCTTGTTCCCGTGCAGCCCCAACGTAATCGGGCGCGGGGGGTGGGGATGGACTGTTTTTACCCATAACGATCTCCTAAAAACCTACAGTCGCCCTTAATCATGGTGTACAAGATTATATCACCATTTGGTTGACTATCTTTAATGCGTCCTTCTTCGGTAAAACCCATATTCTCAATAAGCTTAATGCTTTTTAGATTATGGCTTTCCACCGGAACAATTATCTTTTCCACATTACACACATTGAACGCATAATTAAAGATAGCGCCAACATATAGCCGAGTTAATCGGCCCTCTACAACAATGTGGCACATAATCGAGCGCCTATTCCAGTTTTCGTATATGACTCCTGCAATAAGCTTATTGTCTTTCATCAATCCAATAGCATTAGAGCGAGCAGCAAAATAACCAGAACCTAACTTTTCAGCGACCCAATGCCCGACAGATTCATTTGAAACAATCAAATGCCAGCCCATCCTTGTTGATACACCACGTCAGTAGAAGCCCACTGAACCTCAATGCCAGAACTTAGCGTCTTAACCTGCAAGCCGCCGCAATAGCCTATCCCGGTAATGCCAAGCCAAATATTAGAAACGCTGCTGTTAGCGCCCCAAATATCTACGTCCCAAACTGCCGAGTCCCACCCTGCATACGCAGATGGCGTAAACGCAATAGGCGCGGTCGTGTCGGAAACATCAAAATCGATATTCATACCAACCGAAACACTAGGGCTGCCATTGGTATAAAAACTAGGCCGGGCGCGGGTAAAGTATTTCTTAACGCCTCGATTGCCAAAATAGTTAAACGCTTGGATGGTCTGGGTGGCGATGTTACTACCAGCGTCCGAATAAGTGTTGGTCCAAGCCTTGCCTACAAAGCCATTGCCGCCAAAGTACGGATTATCAAAAAACGATTCCCAGCAATATGCGCCCCAGCCTGTAAATCTGCACCAAGACTTTGTGATGGTGTTCATCACATATTGCTCTTGCTGATTATCGGCTACAGGGATATTGATCCAAACCGCATTGTTCTTAGCATTGTAATAGACTTCCCAGCCGACCGCAGCATGGTTGCCGCCGTAAGCCGTGGTTGCTTCCGTAATGGCCCCTTGAATCTTGTCAGAGAGGGCTATGCGGGGATCAAGCCTAGATGACTGCAAAGACCCCGCCATAGGCATAAGGCCGTCATACGTCAAAATGAGAAGGTCGCCGCCCCATTTAAGAGTGCTTCGAGCGCCAATGGGTGAACCTAATTTCCAAACGCCAATAAGCGACCATGTAGCGGCGCTTGCAGGGTCCGTACCGCTATAAACAATAATTTCGCCTTGGCTTGTTACAAAGACAAGGTTGTCGTCAACGCCATAGCCCGCATCAAGCGTCCAGGTATTAAGTTCAACAATGTGACCGCCAAAGCGAGCAATAGACGAAAGATCGGTTTCTTGGGCT